GATGTGGTTATCACCATGTCGGCATGGTTCGCACGTCATGAGGTCGATAAAAAAGCCACCGGATTTCGCCCAGGTGAAGCGGGCTATCCAAGCCCCGGCAGAGTGGCATGGGCGGCATGGGCTGCACTGTATTTATAGCCGATTCCTGCGTAATTCTTGCGGAATGATCCGTCAAGTGTGGTTCGCTTGCATGGCAGGTTGCGGACACCGCTGTAGTATGTTTCCCAATTTATATCAGAACCGGCCTGTTTAACGCCCGCAATGACTTCAATCACGGTGTTTGACTGGTCAAGGAATGCGTAATAATCTACGTTGTTCATGAAAAACTGATATTCCCCGTGCCTGCTGTAAATGAAACGACTTTGTTTGCCCCGACAGTTGTATTGCTGTAAGTCAATCCGACTGCAATCGTGATGTTATTGGTTGACGGGAATCTGACAATCACGATGCCACTGCCACCGCTGCCGCCTGACGAAAACGGGCCTGATGGGTCGCTGGTTCGACCGCCACCGCCGCCGCCGCCCGTGTTTACCGTGCCGTTAGCACCCGCTACGCCACTGGTTGCCGATCCGTTGCCACCCCCACCGGCTCCGCCAGTTCCAGCCGTTGCCGAGCCGCCTCCGTACGCATAAACCCCGCCGCCGCCGCCGCCTGCGTAGGTTGTCGGTGTGCCAGTCAGGTTAGAGCTTGTCCCGTCGCCACCGTTGCCAGATCTTGTAGCGTTTGCAGTTGCACCCGCGGCAGACGCGCCGCCACCACCGCCGCCACCATAAGGACTTGAGCCTGTGCCGTTGCCGCCCGCGTTGCCTTGCCCGCTTGTGCCAGCACCACTATCACCGCCACCAAATCCGCCCTGACCACCGCCACCAGAGCCACCTGCCGATCCGTTTGTTTTTGCCCCGCTGGTCGCCGACGCGCCTCGGCCACCGCCAACGGCTGTCAGGTTCGAGAAGGTTGAATTAGATCCGTTGGCCCCGGCGTTACCAGTTGCAGGCCCGGCACCGCCCGCACCGATGGTGACTGTAAGATTGGTGTTCAGTGCGACGGATTGCGAGCCGGTCAATAAGCCGCCCGCACCACCGCCACCACCACCACCGACCCCCACATAGCCTGCACCGCCGCTACCACCACCGGCGACCACCAGATAATCGACCAAAACGGTTGATGGCGTAATAGTGCCCGTCCATTTAACAATCAGGCCGGTGTCACTGGTTTTGCTGTAGATAACCCCGTCTTTTGTATTGATTGCAATTTCGCCATTTGTCAGACTTGTATTGGCTGGAATTGCCCCGGCAGTTGCGTTGCTTTTCAGCACGATTGTGCCGTTAAACGTGGGCATCAGTATGAACCCCCGTTGAGCGTATCACCATTAGTAAAACCAGCAGCCGGGATGCTTGCTGATAGTGTGCCGTTGGAGATGGTCAGGTTCGATCCTACTTTGATCGCTCCGAGCGTTGTATTTGTTGCCGTGGGTATAGTCCCGCCAATATTGGCATAAGTGAAATTGGCGGAAGGCAGATAGCTTGAAAGACTGCTGATCGTGGCATAAGTGCTGGCCGCGTTGGCAGTCGTCAGATAGAGCGATAGATTCGGCGTGCCGGTAATGTTTGTATAGGTTAAACATGATGGCGTTGCATAGCGTCCATCACCTCGACCTTGTGTTAGTATCGAATCACTGCCCCAGACTGTGACATTTGAGAGCGTGGCATTATTGGCAATCATTGCCAGGCTGCCCTTATCAAGCACGCATTCAGAATAGAGCGTGCCGTTGTCGTTACTGCTGTAAAGCCCGACTTTCTGCCCGATTTCATAGGCTTCCAGTGCGCCGTTTGCACCGGTGGGAAAGCACGCAACGAAGTATTCAAGACCGCCATAACAGTGAATGCCGTTGCCGGTGAAATTGGCGTCGCTGGTCGCGTCAAAGATCAGACCTTTGTGTTTTAATGCGGAAAATGGCATTAATTGCGCCTCGTTATCGGCTCATAGCGACTGTCGCTGGCTGATCGCGTCATTAGTTCATTTGGACCGGGTGGCGAATTGTTTACGCCAAATGTAACGCCAAAGAAAAAGATGCCGGTAACATTAACCTCCATAAATGAGACAGTTGTCTGATCTTCGTAGGACAGGATTGAACCGCTGGGCGCCGCTCCAAATATTGCTTGGCTTACCAGCGTTCCGTTTGCATGTTTGTTCGTAGAAATAAGCTGCGCAGAAACAGGGCTAAGGTCGATCTCTGATTGACTTAGACCCCTACTTGCTGTGGTATCGAACGCACGAGATAAAAAGACGCTGCCAGCGGCTGGATAGCCGTAAGTCATGCCGATTGCAAATTGATATTCAGTGGTACTAAGATTGTTAGTTTTACTGATGCCATATATTGCCCGTTTATTAAGTGTTCCATTGCCACTTCCAAGCTGATAAACCTGCCCTGCTATCGTCGCGTTGCCGCTAACGATATTGGCATTCAGCGGAAAATACAGCGAATTGCCCACCGCCGAAACATCATTCGCTGTCAAAGTGACATTGCCGGTACGATTATTGAACGTACTGACACCGCCCGCTTGAGCCGACAGCAGGCCATTTGCGTTGATCGTCAGGTTGTCGCCAACGATGATCCCGCCCAATGTGTTTGTGGTGGCCGGTGGCAGAACATAGCTGTTGCCGGTCGTCTGTACGACAACCGTATTATTCGGCTGTTGCCGCACCAGCACTTGATTGCTCGACGCCTGAACCGTCAGGCTGGTGCTGTTGGCTTGTCTGACAATAATATCAGCCATTAGCGCGTGACTTCCGGCGTGACAGTGAGCGTGCCATAAAGCAGCCGATCAACTGTGGTGTCAGGCTTGACCAGTTCAAGATCAAAGACATAACTGCCCGCTGTCAGATTGGCCGTTTGGGCGGCTGTCTGCTGCAAGGTAAAAGTTCCATTGGCCGCTGACGTGATCGTGATATTTCCGTTGGTCGTTGACAGGTCAAGTGTCGTATTGGCGGTGTATGCCGATCTGGCCTGCATGCGGATGGTGTAGCCGGACAGGCTGATGTTCGTGCCATTGGCAGTCTGATACTGGATCGACTGCGACCAGGTGGCCCCTTGCTCTATTGTCAGATTGCAATTCCCGGCAGGCATTATTCAGCCTCGCCTTCAGCGGCATCTTCAGCCGCTTCGTCTGGCGTATCCATTGACTCGATCTCAGCGTAGCCCATAATTTGACGAGCTTCGTTCAGCGTTATTACAGGCTTGTCTGATTGATACAGCATTGCCACTCTTTCAGCGAGGGCTTTCGTGTCTGCTGCCAACTCTTCGATCTGGCTGGTGTCAAACCTGACTGTGAGCATGCTATCTGGCTGGGCAATCGCGCCGTCATAGCCAGTCGGCAACGTTCGCACCAGTCGCGTCAACTGCATGGCCAGCAGTTCCATGAAAGGAATGATCGCGTCTCGCCAGCTTGCCCGATTGGCTTCAATCAGATTTGAGTAGGTCTTGCCAGTGTCCGGTTGTTTCAGCGACATTGGAGACCAGCCCAAGACACCGCAGACACGGGCCACGGCGATCTCGGTCATCTCTTGGACTGAGAGATCTTTCGGGCTGAATCCCGGCGTTTTGATATCAAGCTCGCCGCCCTTGAAGATCAATGGCCTGCCGACACCCTTACCAGACACCGCCCGCTTGATGTCAGACTGTAAGACTGCGATGTTATCGCTCGTCATCATCTGCGCCCCCGTGCCGGTCAGACTGACCAGCCATGAGGGTACACCGGATCGGCTCAAGATGGTTGTTTCGTAGATCGCTGTCAGCTTGATCAGTGCCAGTTCTGCCCGCACTGCCTCAAGCGGTGAACGGCCTCTTGCGGCTGTTGTCGATGATTTGCCGACCCGGAAATGCAACATTCGCTCGCGAGGTGTCGTGAACTGGAAGCCCCGCCCGCCATCGAAGCCCACGAAAGGATATTCAGTAATTTCGCCGATGGCCTGTCCGTATGTCGGCACTTGCAGCCAACTGTAGGGGATTGGCTGAAGCTCGCGAATCGTGCCGCCCGTCTGCGTGTCCCGGTCAGAGATGGCAGGTACATAGGCGTTGCCATCTTCTAAAAGCTGTTGATAAATAAATTCAACCAGCGTTGATTCAGTTTCACCTGGTGCCGGTTCACGCCAGATTTGCAGCAGCGGATGATCTACCGGCTGGAACCCGCCCTCTTCATCGTAGTAACCGACTTGCAAGGTGGCCTTGCAGACGTTCCGCCGCATGGCTTCAATCGCGGCCCTGATAACAGGATTATCGCAGTAAGGCCGGGCAAGATTGGCGTAATCATCGCTTAACGCGTTGATCACATCGACCGACCATGCCGACACGTCAATATCGGTGGTGTCAGCAGTCACGCCCGTCCTGAGAGACTTGGAGCGAAACCAGTTGAGGGGGTTGTAGTCAGGCATTTAGTTTAGGAAAACCACTGAAAAGAGCCGTTTCTGCTAAGGTAGTTAAAGGCGTCGGCTGCGGCGTCCACCTGGTCGTCATGCTGGCCAGTTGGGAAGCTGCACAATTCATCGATAAAGGCCCTGTTCCAATCGCCTCGCTCAAGCTCCACAAGGCCAGCCTCACAGGCTGCCGCAAACGGCATGGCCCGCACTTCTTTTGAGCCTGTTGGGCGGGCAGAAACAGTCGCAAAGCCTGCAAGGTTGATTTTGTCTTGCTCCACCTGATCGACACCCGCGGCACCGGGATCTTGAGCAAGGTGG